GGTGGCGAACACGTTTTTCCCCCCGAGCGTCCCGAAGGTCCCGCTATGCTAGCAGCGGCCATATGTCATCGCCTACTCGCCCATCGAGCTCATGACTGTCCTTGTCGGTTACACCAGTACGCCGAAGTCAAAGAACCAGAAGACGCCCCATGCGAATTGGCTAGACATTGGAAGCGTGCATCCCGAACATTTCTAGCTGTCGTCGATCAACTTCGGTCCGAAGACCCCGAGATCGACGAAGACTTCTACGAGGTTCGAAACAGCGATTCCGAGTCGCTTTTCTACAAGTGGGTTTTTCATTTGAGCTCGAAACCCAAGATAGATCGCATGTTCAACGCTCGACAAGCGTTAGAGGAAGGGGCCCGAATGAAGTACACAGCGGAGATACAAGTCAAAGGTGATACTGTCGACTTCCGCCGCACTAGTCGTGTCGACCCGTCTAGTGTCCTCTACCAAGATGCATGGTGTAAACCCCGCCCGATAATTAATGTCGATGCCACGTGTCAGGTCGTTACGGCCCCGATTATACACCATGTTAGTTCGGTTTATTTCCCCGCCATATTTTCATACGAACTCAAGTTTTTTCGTATACGCAGCCGGATGTACTCGATCACTTATAGCTGCGGGGCGACCGCCGAGCTGCTTACACAGTGGTACAGAGACGCCCTTTCCTCCATACACAGCGGAGTTACCGCGTGTTTTATAGTCCAAGGCGACGATACTTTCGCTTTATTCCGAGACGACGATGGAGAAGTTAAGGAGTTCGAGTGCGACTTCTCAGCTTATGATCGCACTCAAGGGGCCCACGCGCAAAAGAACAAACTCGATTTTTATCGGCATATCCACGTCCCACGTCGGGTGATTCGTACCCTCAACTCTGTCTTGATAGCTCCCCGCCGCTTGAAACTTAGGGACCAACGTATTTATTTGACCCCGGGTGAGAACATAGCCTATCAGACCGACACCGGCAGTAGCGACACCTCTTTGACCAATAGTGTCAATAATTCTACGAGCGTCGTTAATGCGATTGATACAGAGCGTTTCCCACGAGGATATGACGAGGCGGCCGCTGACCTTGGATTCGAAGCTAAGAGCGCGATCCACAAACTTGGTCGCGGCACTTTTTTGAAAGGGGCTTGGTTCCTAGGGGGCAAGTGGTGCTGCCTACCCTCCGCAGTCGTCAAGATGGGCAAGACTCTCACCAATCCGCTGCTTCATTTCCCTTCCCTTTTGGCAGCCCATGTGTCGATATATCGGGCGTACAAAATCCCGACCAATCTCCCTATTTTTAGGGCGCTCGATTATAGCTATGATAGCACCCCAGAAGAGATTCGATTGGCCACTCGTCTCACCGATAAGTATTATATGGTTACAGGACTAGGCGGTACGGCCTCCCCCGCCGACATCCAAGACTTTTACGACTTTTGCGAGGACCGCTATAAGTTGTATCCTGAGGAAATAGAGTCGTACGAGGCGGCTCTCTATCAGAACGTCCCTCATTGGGTCTTCGACAGTCTGGCAGCAGACTATCTGTGACGGTGCGTGGCGTACCGCAAGAGATTTCAAGTTTTATCTATGCAGTATGCCAAAAAACAACAACAACAAACGCCGCAAGCCGAACCGCAAGCGTCAGCCTCCTCGAAAGCGCCGCGCACCATCACGGAGGAACAATACCAAGCGATCGCCCAAGCGCTCCAAGGCGCCCCGGCGACCTGGAAAGAACGGGAGACGCGCTCCCACATCCACGCGCAAATCAGCCTCGCCGAAACGCTCCATTCGAGAGCGCACAGCGAAGAAAAGCAACCCGAAAGAGAGTCAGCCTCCAAAGGATTACGCCGCCCTTTTGGAGGCGTTGAAAGGGGCTACCGAGAAGGCGGGTTCCTCGGTCCTACCCGATCTGAGTACTTTGACGAGTATGCTCCCGGACTTGGAAGGCCTGCCAATTTCCGAGATCCTCGAGTTGATCGGGAAGTTCTTCCCAATGATACTCGCACTGCTCTGAGGTGGAGGAAGACCACCCATTTGGGAGCAGACGGTTTTTACCGCAGCGCCACCCCGGTCCACCATAGCTACTCTGATCCTCGCGGTCCGGCTATGTGCGCCGTCCATCGACTCCCTGTCTCCGAGTATAATCACAATCTGGTCAAGCTCTTTTCCCGCATGACTGGCGAAGATGCCCCCGTTGCTCAGGGTCATATCATAGGTGGCTCTAATATTTCCGAGACTGTGGAGACCAAGGAGGGTGTGGTCGTCCACCGCGTCAGTGGGCATCAGTTCTTGGATACGGCCACATTCTTTTCCGTTTTAAACGTCTTGGGAGCGATAACTGGTCGCTGTTATCCCATTCATCCCGCTATGTTCGGCGCACGTCTAGGCTCTTTGCACAAGCTCTACGATTACTACCGCGCCGAACGAATCCGCGTCCATGTTGTCTCAGTCGTCCCGACCTCACAAGCGGGCGACATGATGATCTGGTACTGTCCTAACAACTCTGAAGTCAGTTCGTTTATGGGCAGTCAAGGTGTGTCGATGGCATCCGTCCACCCTTCGTTCAAACAAGCCTCATGTTGGCTCTCCTTTGATCTTGACTGCGATCTTTCCGAGTCATTGCCAATGTACTCCACCCTCATGCGCGCCGGGGGTCAAGAGGCTTTCCAGGGTTATATTCAAACCGCTTTTAATGACGTGTCCGGATCATTCACCGGCGTCACGCCCGCCGATCTGTTCATTACTTATGAGTTCGCTTTCTTTAAGCAGAGGATTGACCCATCCTACACTCAAACCCAGTTTTCTCAGATCCAGCTTACCTGGCCAATTGGTACCGTCGGCCGCACAGGCTCCGCTGTCGTCGCCTCGACCAGCGCCGCCGACGCTGCGTCTCCGTTTTACTATCCGACTGTCACAGTCTCCGCTTCACCCATAGCTTCCGGAGACTGCGGCACCGCTACAGTCGTTTCCGCGACGACGAATAGCGGCCCAGTCGTTTGGAGTACCAGTACATCTTCAGGCTCCTTGACTTTGATTCAAAACATCAATCTCTTTTTCCGCGTCTATCGAGCAGCTGACGCGGCTGGAGCCCCTTGTTCACATCTGGCCTTCTATCTTACTCTCGCTGATATGGAGTCCTCTGCCGTTGAATACTCCGTTTATGGAGGTGACAACGTTCCCAGCGCCATGTGCTACGCCACGGGCTTTTCTGCCCTGGCCGGCGCTCAGAATCTCGTTCTTAACGTGTCGTTCTTTAATACCGACCCGTTCGGCAGTAACTAACGAAACAGCGGTCGTTAGATCAGCGAATGCGCCCAAACCCTCACGGCGCTAGCTT